TCACCGAGCCGATCCACGGGCGCCTCAACGCGTCCCACCACCCCGTCGCCCGCTGGGTGTCCGAGCTCGTCGGGTGCCCGTGGTGCATCGGGTTCTGGGCGTCCGTCGCCCTGTCCGCCGCCGGCGCGTGGCTCGGCGTGTTCACGTGGCCCGAAGCGATCCCCGTGGCACTTGCAGCGTCCACGGTGTGCGGCGTAACCGCGTCGATCGACCAGCGGCTGCACGAGTAACCCCATGAAGGCGCGCACCCCATGAACGACCACCAGCAGAGCAACAGCGGCACGAGGGCCATCTGCGGGAAGAAGACCCGCGCCGGTACGCCGTGCCAGAAGTCCCCGATCAAGGGCGGGACCGTGTGCCGGCTGCACGGCGGCGCGGCACCGCAGGTCAAGCGCGCCGCGAAGCTACGCCTGCTCGAGCTCGTGGACCCCGCGATCGCGACCCTGGCGCGCATCATGGCGACCAGCGACAACGAGGCCCTGCGCCTCAAGGCGGCCGACAGCATCCTGGACCGTGGCGGGCTGCCGAAGGGCGCCCAGGTCACCGTGGACGACGCACGGTCGGCCCTGATCGAGAAGCTCATCGCGTACCGCGACAACCCAGACGAGGAGTGACCTGATGGCGAAGAAGGCGAATCCCGACACCATGCCCGACGGCGTGGAGCGCCGCATCGAGTACCGCGACCTGGATGACATCGAAGCAAACCCCAGCAACCCGAAGGCGCACGACGTCGGCACGATCAACGACAGCGTGGCCCGTTTCGGGTACATCGACGGCGTCGTGATCGATGAACGCACCGGGTACCTGATCAGCGGGCACGGCCGCACCAAGACCCTCCGCGCGATGCGGGACCGCGGCGAGTCACCGCCCGACGGCGTCAGCGTGGACGCCACCGGCGCCTGGCTCGTGCCCGTGCAGCTCGGGTGGTCGTCACGCACCGACGCGGAGGCCAAGGCCGCCCTGATCGCGCTGAACCGCACCACCATCCTCGGCGGGTGGGTGGACGATTCCCTGCTCGGGCTGCTCGATGAGCTGTCCGACAACGGCAACGACATGGCCGGCCTGCAGGGCGTCGGGTACGGCAAGGACGACATGGACGAGCTCCGCGCCCTCCTGCAGGGCGCCGACGACGACGGCGGCGACCCGTGGTCGGACCGCAACTTCCAGGACCGGCCCGCCGGCGGCGACGTCGAGCACGGGCAGATCTGGCGCATCGGTGACCACCTCCTCGCGTGCGGCGACTCCCGCGACCCCGACGTGTGGCAGCGGATGCTCGGCGGCCGTACTGCCGACCTGGTCTTCGCGGACCCGCCGTACGGCATCGACTACAGCGGCGGTGGCGTCGAGCGTGAGGTCCTGGAGGGTGACGGCAGCATCGAGGAGGCGACGAAGCTACTCGGTGACGTCATAGACACCCTCACGGCGCACGCTGTGCGCCCAGGGGCGTCCTTGTACGTGTCCATGGCGTCCGGCACCGTGTTCCCGGTAATGGCGAACGTGCTCGTTGAACGGGACCTATACCGGTGGATGCTCGTGTGGGTGAAGGACACCGCGACGTTCGGCCGCGCGGACTACCACCAGCGGCACGAACCGATCGTGTATGGGTGGTGGCCCGGCGGTGCGCACCACCCCGTGACCGACCGCACCCAGTCGAGCGTGTGGGAGATCCCGCGGCCGAAGGACAGCGACATCCACCCGACGTCGAAGCCCGTAGAGCTGGTGACCCGCGCCGTCCTCAACTCGAGCGACCCGGGCGACATCGTCCTGGACCCGTTCGCCGGCTCGGCGTCGACGCTCGTCGCCGCGCACCGGGCCGGCCGCATCGGCGTCGGGTGCGAGTGGGAGCCGGGGTACGTCGCAGCGTCCCTGGAACGCCTCGCCGCCGAGACACGTGAGACACCCGTCCTCTTGGCGGAATGACGAGCCTCGGGGACATCGCCGGCCTGCTGCGCGGCATGTCCGATCACGAGGTCGCCGCCCTCGTCCACTCCCTACCTGACAGCGCGATCCGGCCCCTGGGGGAGGTCATCAACCGCGGCGGGAACGGGCCCCGCATGAGCCTGCCCGAGCTCGCGCGTGACATCGTCGGCCCCGAGTACATCCGCCGGCAACACACCGACGTCCTGATGGACGCGCTCACACGCGCCGTCGAACGCGCCGACCGCGGCGAGGACACGAAGCTGATCATCAGCATGCCGCCCGGGTCGGGTAAATCGATGACGGCGTCCGTCGTGTTCCCGCTGTGGCTGCTGCTGAACCGCCCCGACTGGGAGATCGGCCTCGTGTCCGCGGAGGCGTCCCTGGCAACGAAGTTCTCCGGCGACGTGCAACGCGAGTACGACCAGCGAGCTACCCGGCCGCGGCGTGGCGGTGTCACCGACTGGACGATCGACGGCCCCGAACGCGGCGGGATCATCGCGCGCGGCATCAAGGGCTCGATGTCGGGCCGGCGCCTACGCGTCGCGATCATCGACGACCCGATCCGCAACATGGAGGACGCCTACTCCCAGAAGATCCGCGACACCGCGTGGTCCGTGTGGCAGTCCGTGATCAAGCCCCGCATGCGGCCCGGGTCGATCATCCTGTCGATCGCCACCCGATGGCACGACGACGACCTCAACGGGCGCCTCCTGAAGGAGGACGACTGGGAACAGATCGTCATCCCCGCGCTCGCGGAGGCCGACGACCAGCTCGGGCGCGCCGTCGGGGAACCGCTGCTGTCCGTGCAGCAGGACGAGACGCTCGACCAGGCCCTGGCCCGGTGGGAAGCGATCAAGGTCAGTGTCGGCTCGGCGATCTTCAACGCGCTATACCAGCAGCACCCCGGCGAGCTCGACGGGTCAGTGTTCAAACTCGACTGGTGGCGGTTCTACACCGACGACGAGCTGCCGGCCGCCGACCAGGTCATCACCGCGTGGGACCTGACCTTCGGCACCGGCACCACGGGCAACACCAGGTCCACCACGAGCGCGCAACGCCCCGGCTCCCCGACGGGCGACTACTGCGTGGGGCAGGCGTGGCAACGCACCGGGAACCAGTACTACCTCCTGGACCAGATCCGGTTCCGTGGCGGGTTCACCGTGCAGCTCGCACGGATGCGGACGTTCATCGGCCGGTACCCGCAGGCGATCGCGCACGTCGTGGAACAGGCCGCGAACGGTGCCGCGGCGATCGAGACGCTGCAGAAGGAGCTCGACGGCATCGTGCCCGTCAAGCCCGACGGCGCGAAACTGATCCGGGTGCAGTCCGTGTCGCCGCTCGTGGAGGCCCACCAGGTGCACCTGCCGTCCGGGCGGGCGTGGCTGGACGACTTCCTCACCGAGTGCACGGCGTTCCCCACGGCCCCGCACGACGACATCCCCGACACTCTCGCGCACGCGCTACGCCGTATGCGGCACTCCGACGTCGGGGAGATCAACGTGCGCGACACGACCGGGCGCCTGCCCGGCTGGTAGCGGCGCCCTGACCGGCGATCATGGGGCCCATGCGCACCTACTGGAACCCGAACGTGAAGAACTTCGGGGACGTCCTGACGCCCGTGATCCTTGGGCACCTCGGGTTCCGCCCGCGGTGCGTGGACCGTGGCGAACGCGACAAGGTCCTCGCGATCGGGTCGGTGATGAACGCCCTCCGGCCCGGGGACACGGTGTGGGGGACAGGTGTGCAGCACGATCGCCGCTACACCGCGACGACGGCGACGTTCCTCGCCGTGCGGGGACCGATCACCAGGTCGTGCATCGACGGGGCCACGGTCCCGCAGGTGTACGGCGACCCGGCGCTGCTGCTGCCCGAGGTGTACGACCCCCGGGTGGAGGTGCGGCACCGTATCGGTGTGATGCCGCACTTCGTGGACGCGAAACCGGCCCAGCGCCGGTACCCGGACGCCCTGTACATCAACGTCAAGGGCGGGTGGCGTGCCGTGGTCCGGCAGATGAAATCATGCGAACGCATCATCACCACGAGCCTGCACGGCGTGATCGCCGCCGACGCGTACGGCATCCCCGTGACGTGGCACGCCTCCTACACGGACGCGATCGTGTCCACCAACCTGAAGTTTCAGGACCACTTCCTCGCGACCGGCCGCCCGTGCCTACCCCCGGGCCCGGTGCCGCCGCTGGACCGCGACCTGTGGCGCCACCTGTGCGAGCAGCTCAAGCGGGCTGCCGCAGGGCTGCCGTCGTAGCATCCCGGGTATGCGCTCACGCCCGATAGGAACCAAGTCCACCCGCACCCCAACAGCAGACCGGCAACGCACCCGCGCCCGCACCGGGAACGCCCCCGTGAACGGCCCCGCCGACCTGTACCCGGTAGACGTCCGGTACTCCGGCGGTCCCCGCACCGGAGGCGAGCTGTGGCGGTGGTCACGGCTGATCATCACGAAGGACGCCCTGTACGTCGCCAGGTCCAACGACCGCGGAATGACCGTCACCAGTGTGCAGAAGTACGACCTGCCGACCGGCGACCGCATCCAGTCCGGTGCGAAGCGCGGGTCGTACGGCGCGTTCTCCTGGTCCGGGTGCGGGTGCGCGAACTCGTGGGGCCGACACACCACGGCGTCGCTCGTGGCCCTGGGTGACGGAACCACGGAAGCCTAGGATTCGCCCCATGGGACTGTTCTCGAAGGATGAGCCACTGACGGCCGCGACCGTCCGATCGTTCGACCGCATCCCTGACAGGCCCGTGATGGACGCCTTGCGTGACGGTGACCTGTGGCGGATCTACCGGTGTGTCCCGGAGGTGCACTACGCCGTCAATCAGCAGGCGCGGCTCGTGGGGCGGCTGGACTGGCGTGTGGAGGGCGACGGCGAGGAGCTGCCCAACGGTGACGAGCTCATGCGGCAGGCGTTCGGAGCGGACCTGCGCGCCCTGTCCGTGATGGCCGCGATCCACCTGCAGGTCGTCGGCCGGTACTTCCTGGTCCGCACCGCCGGCGTGTGGAAGATCCTGAACTCCCCGATCACCAACGATCAGAAGAAGCTCGCGGAGGCCGCTGACGTCCTCGTAGAGGTCATCATCGAGGACCCCGCCATCCCGGGCCGCGCAGACTCCGCAGTCGCCGCGATCCGCGACATCGCGACCGAGCTCATCCTGACCCGCGCCCAGGCCAGGGCAACAGCCAGGTCCCGGACCGCTCAGACGATGCTGGTGCTTTACCCGAAGGAGGGCGCCGGAGCTACTCCGAAGAAGTTCGAGGACGGGTTCGCGAAGGTCGTCAGCGCGCCGCTCGCGGACGAAAAGGCCGAGGCCGTCGCCGTCCCGAACATCGTGGGGTTCCCAGCCGAGTACATCGACAAGTGGAAGGTGCTGGACCTCACCGGCCCGATCGATGAACGGCTGCACGACCGGATCGACAAGCTGATCAGGCAGCTCGCGATCGGCCTGGACATGTCGCCGTCGGTGCTC